GTGCGGACTGGAGTACCACATCGAAACCAACAGTCCCGCCGAGAACGAGATGGTCTACTGCCCGAGGTGCGGCAAGCGGCTTATGGTCAAGGACAACGAGCAAGCCAAAGAGGACTGGTGCCGTGAGTACTGTGTCGGTCCTCAAGACCCGAACTGCCCACTCCCGAACTGTGTGTATCTGGATGACAACGAGCAGGAGGGCGAGAACTGCCGCGAATGGCGGGAAGAGATAGAAGGAAAGATCGATGAGTGAGTGTCAATGGCGAACAGCGACGCGGGATTGTGGGCGCCCGTCGGCCGCGCAAGAGTGCGAGTTCTGCAGTAACGGCTACTGCACCGAACCCGAAGCGGTGCGGCGCCTGCTCGATCAGCTGATGAAATGGCATCGATACTATTTGGGAATGGACGTCGGCCCGCACCCGATACAGGGGACAAAGGAACTACTGCGCACACACCACAGGCTGCGCAGCTGACCCATGGACACCACCGAACACCCCCGCGAGCTCACCGCGAAGCAGGTTGCCCAAATCTGCGGCGTATCTGAGCGCACGCCCCCGCGGTGGTGTTCACGTCGCGCGACGGCCCGGCCGTTCCTGCGGCAAAAGCGCGGCCGACACTACATCTGGCCGGCTGAGCGGCTGTTCGATTGGCTTGTCGCCGCGGGAAAGGACTCCGAAGCCTCGAGGCTGCGCGGGTACCTTGACGGCTTGGGCGAACGCGAGACCGTGGCGCCGGCGCCGGAACTGCCCCCGCTCGATCTCTCGGCCGATCTCGCCGGCGGGGAAATGGACATCTTTTTGGCCCGCGACCTGATCGCGCGCATGCTTGTGCAGGGGGTGCAACGGCTGCAGAGCGCCGGCGGGTACGATGTTCACACGATCAGCCGGAACGTGCGGGAAATGGCCGAGACGTTGCGCAAGCTCGAGATCGACGCGCTGACCGTTGACGAGAAGCTCAAGCGCGTGGTACCGGTGGCTTTCGTGCGCAAGCTGGTCGGCCGAATCCTGGCGAACGCCCGAACAAACCTGCTCAGCCTGCGTTATTCGATGAGTCAGGAACTTGCCGTTCTGAACACTGCCGATGAAGTCGAAGCCTTACTCGAGGCGCGGTTCACTGCCGCGCTGCGCGAGCTCGAGCAGGATTTTCTTACCTCTGCGATCGAGGATTATGAGCCGTGATGAAAGGGTGAGCCGATGGCATCAGTGTGGCCGGAAGTGATGACCGAAACTGAAGCGGCCGAGTATTTGGGGGTGACGGCCCGAACGTTCCGTCGCTGGCGCCGCACCGGCCAATGCTTCATCCCGTACACGAAACTGCAGGGCCGATACCGGTATCTGAAGTCGGAACTGATCAAGTTCCTGCGGCGGCATACGGTGCGGGCTGATGATTGCCCGACCGATGAACTGTTGAGAATTGCCGCGGAAACTGATCCCCAATGGGTAACCACGCCAAAGGCTGCGAAGCTGTTGCACCGCGAAGAAAGCACACTGAAGAAATGGCGCGTGCGCCCCCCGACTGATTATGTCCCGCATTTCGTTATCGACGGCAGAATCTTCTACCGGATATGTGACATAGAACGATTCCTCGAGCGCGAGAAAGCGCGGCGCCAGCGAAAGGCTGCACCGTGAGAAGCTGTTACCGGCGCCACTGGCAAGACATTGCCCGCGTAGTGCTCGACGCAGCGACCGCCGGCGTGCACGTGCCCGACGAGATACCGGTCGACGATTGGGCCGAAGCGAACGTGTATCTCTCGCACCGTGTCACGATTCGCACCGGCATGCTTCAGCTTGACCCCTACCAGCGTTTCCCCCTGCGCATGATCAAGACCGCCGAAAAGGTGGTGTGCATTTGGGCAACGCAGACCGGGAAAACCATCATTATGCAGGCCTTTCTCGCATGGTGCGCGGCCGAGCGCTCGGGCCCGACAATGTATAACGGGCCCGACAAAGAGTTCGTGACGAAACGTTCTCGGAACCACCTTCAGCCGATATTCGAGGATTCACCCCGCCTGCGCAAGCTGATCACCGGCGCCCGGGGCGATTGGACGCTGTACCGGTACCGGCTCACGACCTGCAACATTACGCTCGGGTGGGCCGGGAGCCCCTCGCAGATGGCCGGCGAACCCGTGATGAACATGGCGAATGATGAAGTAGACAAGTGGCGCGGTGCGACGAAAAAGGAATCGAGCTCGTATTACCTGATCGATCGCCGCACGGGATCGTTTGGCAAACAGCGCCGGGTGATGGTTGCGACCACACCGACAGTCGATGACGCGCCCGGCTGGCAAGAACTGGTCAGCGGCACGTGGCACGAGTTGCACGTGCCCTGCCCGCACTGCGCGACGGCCGATCGCCCGTATGCCGAAGACGGCACGCGTAACAAGGGCTGGCAAGTGCTGACGATCGAGCGCTTTCGCTACCCGGCGCGCGCAAACGTCGGCGACGATCCCGAGGAACTTTGCGATTGGCAGGTAAGAATCAGGGCTGACACGGCATACGAGTGCCAGGATTGCGGGGGCCTGATTCCCGAGCGCGATCGGTGGGCGATGATCATGCAGGCCGGCAGGGCGCCGGATGAAGGCTGGCACCCGCGCCGGCCGCATGCCAAGCATATCAGCTGTCACTTGCCCGGGTGGTACGCGCGGAGCTCGTACAATTCCTTCGGCGAGACCGCGGCGCGGTACGTCGAAGGCCAGGAAGACGAGCAGGCCCGGCAGGACTTCGACAACAGCGACGCGGCTCGACCGTATCAAAGGGTGCGCGACAACGCAACGCTCGACCTGATCGCGTCGCACCGGGCGACCTACGATCGCGGCTGCATCCCGACAGATGATCCCTGCATAGTGATCGCGACTGCCGACATACACAAGCGCTGTCATTTCTGGTCAGCGTGGGCCCTGACCCGTTCCCGCACGTACCTGATCGATCACGGCAAGATCGAGACTGAGAGCGTGGGGCCCCTGCGCGAAATTCGCGAACACCACTACCAGGCCCCGAACGGTACACAGTACCCGGTGGCTGCGCTGTTCCCCGATGCCGGATACCGGCCCGATGAGATCGTGAACCTGCACCTTGACGATGAGTTCATACTGCCCATCACGGGCGCGGCGCGCACGGGCATGCTCCGGTCGACCACGTGGGAGAGCTACCCGGGAAGTTCGAAACTGTTGCCGCACGCGATCCAAGTGCTGAACTGCAACGACGGCTATTTCAGCGAGGAACTTATGCGCCGGTTCGAATCCGGCCGCGCCGATGACGGCACGTTCGATATCACAGAAAGCGATTGGGTTCTGCCGGCCGATACATCGCGGGAGTTCTTGCGGCATATGCTCGGCCGCACTGCAGTAAAGGTGAAGGATTCCCGCGGAGTGGAACACACCGAAATCCGCAAGACCGGCCCTGATCACTATTTCGCCTGCGCTCTCTATGCCCTGGCCGCGCGCGTCGCCCTGAAAGGGCAGCTGCGCGAGCTCGGCAAGCCCGTCGCCCGCGAACCCGCGCCCCGTGTCCAGGGCACCAAGCCCGCCGGATGGGACACCTAAAACCCCCCGCCGACCTGCCCCCCGTACCGGACAAACCCCCCAATCTATAGACACCACAGCCATAAGGCGCCCGCGCATGTATCTGACCGCTACGCACTATCAAGACCTGCTCGACAAGCTCGCCGCTGCACAACTCCGTTTGGCCGATGGCGCGAAAATGGTCACGGTCAACGGTCAGCAGTACCAATTTGAAGACATGGCCGCGCTGCAAAAGGCAATCGACGCGGCCGAGCTCAAGATTGCCGAGCTCGCCGGGACCGACGGCCGCGGCGCTTGGGAGGCTGCATTCAGTGAGTAGAAAGCCGAAAAAAACACGGCTCGCGACGGCGGTTGATTGGGTCGCTTCGGCCTTTCCCGGTTGGGCCCTGCGCCGGGAAGTGTGCCAGAAACAGCGCGAAATGCTCGCAACGCTGAAGCCGCTCGAGTCTTCCCGGGCAAGCGGCACGATCCCGAACTCCCCGCAAACCCTCGAGAACAAAATATCGTGGTGGGATCGATGCAAGATGGTCGATTTATTCGACACCATGATTCACGAGAACCCGCTGCTCGGCGGTTTGGTGAATACGTTCGTATGCAACACGGTGCCCGCGACCGGGCTTCGCGTAGTGCCGACCACGAATGACAAAACGTTCAATGAAGAACTGTCGAAGCGGTTCAACGATTACGCCGAAGACCCGGCGCAAGTCGACGCGCGCGGCATCCTGAACCTTTGGCAGCTGCAGGCTGTGCTACTGCGCAGCGTGCTCGGGCACGGGGATGCCGGGCTCGCGTACCTTTCCGACGGCACTACGCAGGGGGTGAGCGCGGCCCGGATCGCGACCCCGCCCGACTATCGCAAATGGGAAGGCGAACGGGTGCACCAGGGCGTTTACACGGGCCCCGGCATCGCCCCGATCGGGTATTACGTGTGCCCCCGCGATCGATACGGCCGGGTGAGCACGGACAAAAAGCAGTACGTGCCCCGTGAGTTTTTCCTGCACACCTACCGCGCCGCGAGCTTCGACGATTACCGGGCCCGGAGCGCGTTCCTGCCCGGCTATCCGCATATGCGCATGGCCGAGCAGATCATGCAGTACAAGCTCTTTCAACAGAAGATGGCGAGCGTTTTCGGGATCGCGATTCACAAGAGTAAAGACAAGACCACTTCACCCCTGCAGCGGATCGGCACGAGCGACAGCGCGGCCGAAGACCTGAGCGAATCGCGTACCACCGACACCCGGGCCGATTTCGAGCTTTTTCCGGGGATGGGGATCACGCTCGATTCAGATGAAGAACTGACGGTCATCGACAGCAAATCGCCGGGGACTGAGTTCGAGAACTTTGTGCGGCTTGTCGGGCGATACATCGGGCTTGCCTGCGGGCTTCCCCTCGAGTTCGTGCTGCAGGATTGGTCACGCGCGACGTACTACGGGAACCGTATGGCAAGCCTGATGGGAAAACGCGTGCTGCTCTCGTGGTGGGCGGTACCTGCGCAGGCGACGCGCGCCCTGCACGCCCGGCGCGTCAACTACCTGATTGAGAGCGGTACTATGTCGCTGCCGGCCGGGCTCGACGGACCCCCGGCGGCTTGCGATATCACGCTGTCCCCGCCAATCGAAGTCGACCCCGAGAAAGCGTTTCGGGCGCATATGCTCGAAGTTGCCGCGAACGTGAACACGAAAGAAGCGTGGGCGAAGCAACAGGGCAAGACGATGACCGACATACTCAGGCAGCGCAAGACCGAACACGACAGCGAAAGCGATTCGGGTTTGCCCATGGTCGCAAGCGTGACCCCGGGTGTGCAGCTGTTGACCGACGCAGAACGCGGAGATTGAGACTGTGAAGCTACTTAACAAATCCCCCTGGATGAGTGTCGCGCAGGACGATGACGAGAAGAAGACCGCCGAGATCGTGATCGACGCCCCGATCGGTTACTACGATTGGGACGCTGACACGTGGCAGGAAGCGAAGCGGCTCACCAAGCAAGCCATGCGGAAAGAGCTCAAAGCCCTGGCCGAGCTCAAGACCGAACGAATCAGAGTCGAGATCAGTTCGCCCGGCGGCTACACCGACCACGGGCTCGCGATCCATGACCTGTTGAAAGAGCACCCGGCCGAGATCATTACGCGTGTCTATGGCCAGACCGCGAGCGCCGCGACGATCGTCGCGCAGGCCGCGGACAAGGGCATGCGCCTGATCAGCGAGAATGCCCTGTATCTGATCCACAAGGCATCGCTGATTTTGTGGGGAATGTTCAACCCGAACGATCTGCGGGCAATGCTTGCCGACACCGAAAAGATCACCGAACGCATGATCGCGCTGTATGCGAAGCGCGGTGGTCACGACCTGGCCGGGATCGCCGAACTGATGGACGCTGACAACGGTAACGGGAAATGGCTCAGCCCCGAGGAAGCGCGCGGCTTCGGGCTTGTCGATGACGTATACGAGCCCACCCCGAGCGTCAGCTTGTGGACCCCCGATCAGATGGCATTCTGCGCGCTGCCCCCGCTGCCCGACGGGTACGCGCCACAGCCTCAGAATCAAGGCAAAAAACCCGGAACCGGACAAACCCCGGACACTATAGAAACGGACACAGAGACCGACACCGACGGGGACAACGCACCAACTCAGGAGCCCGGACCCATGGCACTTGACAAGCAACAGATGACAAGCCTTCGGGAGCGTTTCGGCGCGGAGTTCGCGCTTTCTCAGTTCGACAGCGATGCCGAGTATGTCGCTGCTCTCGAGGCGGGTGCAGACATGCTGGCCGGCGCCATGCAGGAAACGGAAGGGGAACTCGAGCAGGCCCGCACCAAGATCACCGAGCTCGAGGCGAAAGCCAATGGGCTGGCCGACCCCCTCGAGAATGACGAGCAGCGCGAAACCCCGTCGGATGCCGAAGGGGAAGACGGCGCTGGCGAAGGTGGCGAATCCGCGGCCGAGCCGAAGACCGCACAGCAGATCGTCGATGAGTTGACCGCCGGCGGCATGACCCCCTCGCACGCTTGGGCGAAGGTGGTCAAAGAGCACCCCGACGAGTACAAGGCATTTCTCGCCGAGCAGAAGAAGACCGACTAAGGCGCCCGGCGACCCGCTGCAGAACGCGACCGGAATACAGGAGCACGAACCGTGAACACTTGGCAAGAAAAGTATCCGAACTTTGTCGCCGGCGAAGACCTCGAGAAATACCGGCGCGTCAAGCTCGACGGTAACGGCGCCCGTACGGTGGTCTATGCCGACGCGGGGGAAGACTGCATCGGCGTGACGCTCGCCAAAGTAGACAGTGGCGATCAGGTCGGTGTGTTGGTACCGGCAACCGGGACATTCCCCGTGATCGGCGCCGATACCTTCGATGCCGAAGCCGCCTTGTATGGTGCTGATGACGGAAAGGTGTCCGATACGGTCTCGGGTGACAAGTTCGCGACCGCCGTCGAAGCCTGCACCGCGGCCGATCAGGTCATTGAAGCGATCCCGGCGCGGGCGACCGACCTGCTCAGCATGCAGAGCCTTATCAGCGACCCGGCCGCGACGGCAAGCGACCCGGATGCCATGACCGCGAGCGACCCGGCCGCGAGCGCGAGCGATCCCGACGCGATGACCGCGACGGATCCGACGCTCGACGCTTCCGATATCACCGACAACAGCGGTGGCGTCGACCCCGGAGACCACACCATTGCCGCGATCACCGGCGCGGCCGCGATCACCGACAACTCGGGGGGCACCGACCCGGGCGACGACACGATCGCCGCAATTGGCATGACCGTGACCGACCCGAGCGACAGCCCCGGCACGGCCGACGCTCTGCGCGATGACCTCGTGGCCAACGCGATTCCTGACATTGAAGAGATCGCGACCGAGCTCAACGCTGCCGTTGCGCAGCTGGCCGCGAAACAGAACACCACGAGTACCGCCGTTACGGCAATCAAGGCAGCGATTGCCCTGATTGCGGCCGAATACAACAGCCTGAAGGACGATACCGAGGCAAACGAAACGAGCCTCGAAGCCCTGATCGACGACGTGACCAGCATCAGGACGCAAGTTGTCGCCGCGATCGACGACATTCAGGCGAACAACGCGGCTGTCGATGCCTTGATCGATGACGTGACCAGCATCAGAACGCAGCTTGTCGCTGCGATCGATGACATTCAGGCGAACAACAGCGCAATCGATTCGATCATCGACGCGCTGCAGGCCAACGGCATTGTTGCCACAAGCTGACCAGGCGAGCAGTAACAGCCTGAGCTATTGAACAAGGAAGAGAGACAATGGAAAGACAAGGCACGAACCGCCCGGACCTGGCTCAGATCGCGCTCGAGTATTCGACCGACCTGGGATTCCTGATGGGGGCTGAAATCTTTCCCTTCTTCTATGTCGACGAGGAAGAAGCGACCTTCGACAAGATCGCGACGTCGCAGGCGACGAAAGTCGTGGGCAACATCAAGATCGGCCGGAAGGGCACCGCGGCCGAGATCGAGCACGAGACGACCGAAGACTCGTACAAGTGCGAAACGTACGGGCTGAAGGAGTTCACCGACTACCGCGAGAAAGCGAACCTCGACAAGCGGTTCAACACGCAGGCCGGAAAAACCCGCCTGCTCACCCGGCACGTGATGATCGAGTATGAGAAGCGCGTCAAAGCCCTGGCTTTCGACGCTGCGAGCACGTTCGTTTCCTACACCGGCGCCGTCGGTACCGAGTGGAACAACTCCGGCAACCCCTACAACGATATCCAGGACGCGAAACTCACGCTCATTCAGAACTTGGGCGGGGTGATCGATCCCGGGTATGAGCTCTGTCTCGCGATCTCTGACAAGGTGGCAAAGGAAGTTCGCAAGAACTCGAACGTCAAGGCCTTGCTCAGTGGCGGGCAGTACAGCGATGACGACATGGCCAAAATCTCGAACGAACGGCTCGCCGGGATTCTCGACGTTGACAAGGTGTTCTCGAGCCCCGCGCAGGATGGCGGCTCGGACATTTGGGATGACGAGTACGCGCTGTTGTTCCTGCGCAGGACCGACGAAGACCTCGAGGCCGGCGTGCAGTGCGCGCGCACAATGGTTTGGACCGTGGTCGAGCGCAGCCCGTACGATGTCACGACCTGGGGCAGCGAAGACCCCGAAGGCATTTGGGTGCGGGTGCGGCATCACGTCGACGAAAAGGTGCTGACGGCCGCTGCCGGTTACCTGATGAGCAACATTCACACGTGATTGAACGTATTCGGCGATTGCCCGGCCCGGGTTCTGTCGGGCCGGGCTTTTCATTGTAGAGGCAGAAACGTGTCAGACCCCACTCGAGAACTGCGAAGACTTCGGCAGACCTTGCCGCGAGCGACGCGCACGGCGCTTGAGTCATCGTTCAAGCTCTGGCATGAACGCTTCGCCCCGTTCCACTTCGAGCGCGCCGCGTTCGCGCGATACGCGCAGCGGTATGCAGCATCGGCGAAACGCAATTTCAGCGAGTACAGCGAACGGCACAGCCGGCAGCTTGCCCGGGGCCGGCAGACCACGAACCCGCTCGAAAAGTCGGGCGCGTTCAAGCGCTCTTTTCTGTCGGGCGGGTACCGGTTCGGCGCGGGATTGAAACGGCTGCACGTGACCTTCCCGGGCCTGCCCCGGCACGTGTACCGCCGGAACCCGTTCAACACGTTCAGTGTTGCCGAAGCGATCATGCAGGTAACCGAGCCCGAGCGGCAGGCAATGAAACGGCATTTTATCGCGCAGCTGGCTTTTCAGCTGAAACAGATGTTCGCGCGGCGCAAGACGTTCGGCCGTGCGGTGTTCAACGTGTAGGGAGTTCGATCGATGTCAGACATCGCAAAACACACTCTGGTCGGGATTCAGATCGCCGGCAGTGAGATCGCGAACATCGTGCAGGATTCGGCGAAGCTGAGCCCGGGCCTGCAAAAGCTGGTCGAAGATGCCGGCGCGATTCACCCGTCGGCTGTGATGACGCTCTCGGCCGAGCCGGTGCTCGAGTTCAAAACGAATAAGATCGACCTGCTCGACGCGCCGGCATCGATCGCCGATAACGACGTAGTTTTGTGGTTTCGCGCGTACGATGCCGCAAGCGGACTTGGCACCGGTTATGTTTCGCTGACGATCGGCGACGGTTTGCTCGAGCCGGTGAGCCTTTCCGGGGCCCCAGGGCAAAAGGCCGAGCTCACGATTCGGGTGCACGCGATCAGTTCAGACGGCGACACCGTGCCGGTTGCAGTGGGCACGGCAAACCCCTCGAGCCTCAGTGTGCTTTCTGTGTTCTACACGCTCGGAACGGTCACGGTCGGCTCGGGCTTGTCCGGGGTGACATCGTTCGAAATGCAGTTCGGCTACAACGTCACCAAGAACACCGGCGAAGGTGGTTACCCGTACCCGACACAGGCATACATCGACGGGCAGCGCGCACAGTTCAGCATTGGGCTGCGACAGATCGCCGCGGCGACAAGTGCACGGCTCAACACGGGCAACGCCGAAACCACGCTCACGGCGCAATTCCGGCGCCTGGCCGAAGGTGGCGTGCCGAACGGTACCTACACCGTGACTGCGGTCGAGGGCCTTGCCAGCATCGATGACGTCAGCGGTGGGCGCCCCGCAGAGTTGACCATGACCGTTGACCTTGCCGGCAACGATTGGGCCGGTACCAATTACCTGCAGTTCGCCACAGTAGCCCCGTCCTGATCATGGCAATGACCGGCATCTATGGTGCCCCCCTCGAGCTCGTGAAAGGCTTCCTCGAAGCTAGCGCGAGCTTTCAAGCCTTCAGTACCGACCGCACCGTGCACCTGTATCAGCGAATCGGCGACGGTACAGACCCCGAAGCCGGCGACGCGTGGGCGGTCCTGGCTTACCGCGAGAAACAGCACAGCTTGACGCGCCAGGCCGCAGGCCCGGGCCTGGCAAATTGGGACGCGAAAAGAGTGCTTGTGCTGTCACTGGTCGAGCTTGTCGAGGCCCCGACAAACAGCGAGCTCGAGGGCCTGATAAACGCGGCCGGCGCGATCGTCGAGGACATCATAGACAACGACGACGCGGCAGTGCTCGGCGAGTGTCGGCTCGTGAATATCGGTGTCGATGAGTCAACCGAACCAATCGCGCTCGGCGCAGAGATCGAAATGGAACTCGACGAATGAGCGGTGTGATGGATCAAATAGCGTCGGCGAACGGGGTGCTGCTCGCGGAATCGAGCCCGCTGCCGACAGAGGCGTGCACGTATCAGCCCGTGAACGCCGAGACGATCAGCACGCGCGCGCTGTTCTCGAGGCAGCGCGTACAGGAAGCCGTGCAGTTCGGCACAGAGTACGAGCACATGCACGCGAACATACTGTTCGAGGATGAAGACGTGCTCGCGAACGCCGAAGGCCGGGGCGACCGGATAACGGC